TGAAAGCGAGCCGTGACCACGGCAAGTCCGTGTTTTTCATGTCCTACGCACTCTGGTTGGCGGCGTTCAAGCCCAACACGCACGTCATGATTTTCTCCCACTCGCTGGAGCAGACGCTGGAACACATGCGGTTCATTCGCAACAACATTGAGTCCTCGGACATCCTCAAGGGTCTGAAGCCTGCGGGCAAGCCGTGGGCTAAGTCCTACTTCGAGTTCACCAACGGCAGCCGTATCATGGCCAAGTCCGTGGGCGGTGCAACCCGTGGTTTCCACCCCGACGTGGTCGTCTGCGACGACATTCTGTGGGGCACGACCAGTTCTGAACTGCAGCGTGCGGCTGACTGGTTCTACACCGTTCTGCTTCCTGTGTTGCACCACACGGGTCGACTGATGATGGTCGGCACACCTTTCTCGTACAACGACCTGTATGCTGAGTTGGAGGACAAGGACACGTTCACCGTCGAGACCTATCCGGCGATTCTGCCCAACGGCGAACCGCTCTGGCCAAACCGATGGCCGCTTGACGCCCTCAAGCAGCGTGAGGAGTCCATGCCCGCCATCAAGTTCGCACGTGAATACCTCTGCGAGCCGATTCACGACATGTCGAGCATGTTCCCGATGACGCTGCTGGAGAAGGCGCGCGACTCAGAATTGTTCCTGATGGACAGAGCCGAGAACGAGTACGACGAGGAAGGCGAAGCCAGTGGCCTGTTTGGTCAGCACTTCATCGGCTGGGACCCCGCCATCGCCAGCGACTCGAACGCCGACTACACGGCCATGACCGTCATGCGCATGCCTCCGGGCAGCGAGCGAAAGGAAATCGTGCACGTCGTCCATCAGAAGGGGCTGAACAGCACGGCGCAGAAGCGTCACATCATCATGCTCAACAACCGCTTCCAACCCGACCTCATCGAGTTGGAAGGCAACAACTTCCAGCGCATGTTCGAGGCAGAGTTGCGCGACATGCGCGAAGACATCCCCGTCAAGACGTTCATGACGACGCGCCAGAAGAAGGAGAGCATGTTCATGTCGCTGCTCATGGCGTTTGAGCAGGGCCACATCAAGACCCCGTGGGGCGATGAGCGGAGCAAGGAGTTCACGCGCACGCTTGAGACAGAACTGAGTCGGTTCGGTATGCAGAAGAACGGGCGCATGGAGTCCGTGGGTTCGCACGACGACTTGGCCGTCAGCCTCGCACTGGCCAATTGGGCGACCAAGGAGTTCAAGGGCAGCATCGTAATGCTCGACGATTACCTCGACGGAGTTGACGACTGGTTCGGTGACGTGCCCTCTCGCAGGGTCGCTGGCGCGTGGTTCACGGTATGATTATAGTGCACCAAACTGAGGGAGTATCATGTGGCCGAGTCTGAGCGTAGGGGGTCCAACCCAACACATCGACATGGGTCACGACCTTCTGTCGACCATCGCATCCAGCCTGACCGCACACCCTCTGGTCGACGGCGACATTGCCAAAGCCATTGCTTCGGAGACCGTCATCGTCACGGGAGAGCCTGCACCTACACCACAGTATGCCCCCTTTTCACCGACTGGCGAAGGCTGGTTCGAGGACCGCCTCGGTAAGAGTGCATCGTCCATCATTCGAGATTTGCGTAAGGCGCGTCGGGTGATGAAAGACGACAGAGACGAAATTGATGCGCTGATTCAGGGTATTCGTACACTCAAGGGAACAGAAGTCGAGGCTACGCTACACCTCTTCGATTGGGCCGTACCGCACGCAGACACCATGCGCAAGATGGGGCTGTCCAACAAGGACCTGCGCTCGTTGCGCTTGTTCGGCAACACCCGCAAGTCCAGTCTCGTTCGAGCCTGCAACGTCTGGGAGGCGGCCGAGGATGCGCTGGAGAAGTTGGATGAGTTCGCTGACGTCTGGGGTGAAGAGGAGCGACAGGCGTGGGTTGGAGCCATGCAGCAGAAGCAAGATGCTCGCAAGATGTGGCGCACTGCGCTGCACCAATTTGACTCTCTGACCAAGGAGCAGCAGAAGTGGATGCACATGGCCAAGGCTGAGATTGACGAGAAGGGGGCCATGACGGCTCGGGCCATCACCAGCAACCTCGTCGAGAAAGGCGTCAGTCGCATCACGGCTGGTCGTTTGTCCAAGTTGCTCAACATGTATGGTGAGGAGGTCAACATCGTCAAGGGCCATCGTCGAGGCGAGTTCATTTCCATGACCCGTGACGGTCTGATTCTCAAGGACCCATGGGCCTACGCCGCGGGCTTCCTTGACGCTGACGGCTACATCACCATCACTGAGCGCGGCGAACCGCGTGCCGGCTTCATCGCTACGGGCGACCGAGGGCGCATGCACTGCGAACAGTTGCACAAGAACATTGGAGCCGGCATCCTGCAATTGGACCAGAAGGTCTACTCGGACACTCAGCGGAGTCAGCATCGCGTCAGTTTCTACGCGAAGGACGACCTTGCGAAGTTGTTGGACGGCATCACCCCTCACTTGCGCATGAAAGACATGCAGGCAAAGGCTGTGATGGCTTACATTGGTGAGAAGGACCCCGTGCGAAAAACGCAGTTGAAGCGCTTTGTGCAGTTCTCGAACAGAGACGGAACTGCCAAAGGTGAGGACTCGTTGCGAGAATGGGGAGTCGACCGTGATACGGTCATGAGTTGGGCGGAGGGTCTGTGATGGCAGAGAAAAGTCGCGTCGGCCGTTTGCTCGAATCTGTGAGCGCACCTTTCCGTCGTAGGACGACGCCTGAACCCCAGATGCCTCTGTGGACCACGGGCATCCAAGAGCCTGTCCTTGTGCAAGGTATCACCATCCCCGCACTCTATGCTGTGGCCAACGAGAATCTCATTCTTCGCACGGTGCTTAGTACGCTTCAGCAGGAAATCTTCCGTCGTGGTTATCGCTGGGAGAAGAAGTTCCACAAGAAGTGTGTGGAGTGCGACAAAGAGCATCAGCATGATGTCGAAATGTGCACTGAATGTGGTGGAGAAGTGCGCGACCCTGAGCCTGACCAACTGGTCTACCCGAGGTGGCTGCTTGACCAGCGCAATTCCATGGAGCAGACGTTCATGGATGTGCTGCGCGAGATTGAGTACGACCTCAACATCACCGACGACGCCTTCCTCGTCCTCATCAAAGAATACTTCATCGACCCCGAGACGAAGGAAATGGCCTTCTACCGCATCAAGGAAGTCGTGCGCGGCGACCCTATCTTCATGCGCATCATTGCCGACAAGCGCGGCGTTCGTGGTGGGCGGTTCCGCGTTTGCCCCGTTCACCGCACCGAGGTCAAGGCTTACTCGGAGGACGACAAGTTCTGTCCGACGTGCGGCACTGAGATGGAAGACGTGCATCACGTCAACACGGCTGGAAGCGGCAAGACGCAGTATTACCTCAAAGGCGAAGTCATTCACGTCAGCAAATACCAGCCGTCGAAACTCTACGGGCGCAGTCCCGTCTCGACGCTCTGGCGACAGGCCATGACGCTGACCGCCATGGACAATTACATGTACACGGCTTACTCGAAGCGCCGCATCCCTCGCGGCATCCTGAGCATCACCACTGAGAACCTCGAATCCATGAAGTCGTTTTGGAAGGCGACAGATGAGAAGTTGGAGCGTGACCCGCACTACATCCCCAAGATTGCGACAGAAGGCAACGGAAAGGGTGGTGTGAACTGGGTCAAGTTGATGGATTCGTTGGAGGAGATGCAATACATCCCTGCACGTGATGAGATGCGTCAGCGCATTGCTGCATTCTACGGCGTGTCCAACGTGTTCATGATGGACACCGGAAAGTCTGGCGGTCTGAACAACGAAGGTATGCAGATTCTGGTCACCAATCGCGCAGTCGAGTTCGGTCACAAGGTCTACACCGAACATCTGTTCCCGCGCATGGTCGAGCAAATGGACGTCAGCGACTGGAAGTTGACCCTCTATCCCAACGAAGAAGAAGACGAGGTTACTCGCCTTCGCCGTGATGAGATGGAAGTCAACATCGCACAGCGTATGATGATGATGGGCTACCAGCCTACGCTCGTCGAAGATGCCAGCCGCGACATTCGCTTCATCTACAAGCAACCTGAGCCGGGCGCTCAGCCTCCGCCTCAAGGTCAGCCCATGGGCGGCATGCAGATGGGCGGGGGCATGGGTACGCCCGGAGCCTTGCCCAGCCGAAACATCCCGCCGCAACTCGCCGCCCAAATGGGGCGTCAGGCACGGGTTCCCGGCATGGCCAATCCCGGCGGCGAGGGCTTCGGTATGAGGAACCGTGGTCCCGCCAGTCCACAGAACCGCACCAGCATGGGTGCAGGCGCTCCTTTCTCCAGCGTTCAGCAACGAGGCGCTCCTATGGGAGGCGTCGAACAGGCCGGTCAAAGCATCCTTGATGCTCGCCGCCCTCGGGGGGCCTGACGCAGGAGCATTTAAGCCGACAGCGGTGGTGGGGATTCGCATGGACCTGAAGAAGTTGGACCCAATGGCGCGCAAAATGCGCACTCACGTTGACGCTTTCTACAAGGCACTTGAAGAACAGGACACCATGTCGGCACGTGACCACATCAGCGAAGTGCTCAAGTTCGCCGACTACCTTGGAAAGGACATCGACAGTTCCATCGTGAAAGCCAGCGGTCGTCGCATTGGCGTCAACGACATTTACGCAGGCGGCGTTCCCGTCCGCAAGATGACCAGCGAGGTGCACAACGTGCACGCGCCGACTGAGAACATTCTCCCCGGCACCGTTCGTACCAACCGCGTGGGCATGGTCAATCGACGCTTGTCTCGCCGCACCATCTGAGGTGAGAACATGAGTGAGGGAGAGGGAAACAGCGCCGAGCGTCTTATGGGCGCTCTCATCAGCAAGATGGAAAGCATGGACAACAACATGCAGGTTCTCAAGGCTGAGAACGAAGAACTCAAGCGCATGATGCGCAATCCATCTGCAATGCTTCGTAAGGCTGGCTTTGTGTCGGCAGCGACGCAGCGCCCTGAAGATGTGCTTCAAGATGGTTTCCGAGGAGAGGTTGACGACTTTATTCTCAAGGGCCAAGACGGTTCGGACATTGACGTTCCGACCACCAACGCTGACTTCCACAAGATGGACTGGTCAGACATCCATGCTCTCGCTGAGCAAGCCAAGGAGTCTGGGGCCATCGGTCAACCAATGGGAATGGAGTGAGAAACATGCGTCCACGATACGAAGCCGGAAGCGACAAAGCCACTGAACTGCTCAAAGCGGCCAAGGCTCTGGAAGACCGTATCGCCAAGAAGGAAGGGAGCATGCCCGACTATTCTTCGCAAGAAGAAGGCTCTACAGTGGGCCACCACCGATTTGAGATTCAGCCTGCTGGTATTCCCAACACGTTCTACAACACGAACAACGTCATTCCTGATGTTGAAGATGTGGCCAACAAGGGCGCCATCTCCGAGAACAGCGACGTTTTGACCAGAACGTCGCCTTACTACCCAACTGCATTCAGCACGACAGGTGCTCTTGAGAACTTCAAAGGCGGTGACGGTCCAGCCATGACCGACGTGAAGAAGTCTGTGGACCGTTTGTCCAGCCGTCTGAACTGAGCGGCTGGTGATGACGGATGCGAGACGGTCCCCTCGATTCCCTCGACAGGGCAAGGCAGACCTTCACCGCTTCACTGCTCGACGGCATTGGGAAGGCCGATGCCGGCGCAGACTTCTTCCTCGCAGTCGTGAACGCAGAGCGCCACGGCTACCTCCTCGACGCTGGCGATGATGCACTCGTCAAGATGTTCCACGCCGTCATCCGCAAGGAGGATGAGTCGCAGGCCACCGGCACACAGGGCGCGGTGAGTCTGGAGGCTGAGGCCGAAGCAGGTCCTATGGTGAGCGCTGGTCTTGCGCAGTCGCAAGTCGGCTATGCGCTGAGTCACGGTGCCGGCATGGGCTTGGCCGACAATCCGTCTTATGACGAGATGCGCGTTGTTCCTCCTGAGCCCGGTCAATCGCTTACTGGTCGTAAGTTTGAGATGGTCGACGGCAACGCCGAGGACCCCTACCGAACGCACGACCCTCTGGGCTCTGCACAGTTCAACCCACTGCACGACCGTTACCACGAGCACGTCGCTGACTTCTACAACAGTGGTCAGAGCGAACACGACAGTGCGCGTGAGGCCGATTGGGAAACGCATGCCCGTGAAGGTGACCACCGCTTTATGCTCAACGCTCACCACTACGGTGAACTGGACACTGAGTACGCAACCAACCATGCTCTCTACGAAGAGAATTACCTGAAGTGGTCGAGAGGGCAAGGGCAAGAAGCGTCCAGTCGAATTGACGATGCTGTCGGTCGTGGCGAACTCACGGTGCAGCAGGGTGAGCAAGCAAAGCGTGACGCTCACATGAACCAGCGCAAGGCTGAGTGGTCACAGGACTTTGGTCTGATGGATTACCTCATGGGACTTGAGTGGCTGACGCCTGAGCAGCGGCACGATTTCTACGAGCACTTGCGCGAACACGGTGCTGCTGACCCAAATCAGCCGTTCAGGGTGCCCGGTATAGCCAACGGGGCCAATCTGATACCTCGCTTTGTTCGCAACTTCCACCAACGCTTTTCTGGCCTTTACGACCACTGGGTGCGCCCGGTCGGTATGCCAACTGAGCCTGTGATGAATCGACCTATCCGCCTACCTGAGAAGGCTGAGTACGTCGAGAAGGTGCACGGCCTCAGCGCCATGATGGAGCACGGAAAAGCAGGGAAGGAAGGTAGTGCTTGGGAGCGCGCCGTCAAAGAGTACAACCTGCGTCTGCAGGAGCACGCTCAGTTGAACGGCTATCAACTTCGACCTCAAGACTTGCTCACTGCCAGCGAAACACCTCACATCACCAAGCACACCGACGGCACCGTTAGCGTCACTCATCGCCCGCTGTTCAACCAAGAGAAGGCTGACGGTAGCGTTGATTCGGGCACCGCACCTTCCTACTTGGTGATGGCCGCGATGCTGGGTGTGGACCCAGAAACTCGGAAACTTTTGCCGGCTGGCGCACCTCATTACTTGGGACTGGACAGCGGTATGTTCCACAGTCGACCCGACAAGGTGTTCACACAAGACGAGATTGACGAGATTTTCCGTCGCCGTGACGAGTCAGCCAAGCAGGTTTCTTCGGCGTCCCGCATGGCGTCCAACCATGGCATCTTCCATTTCGGTACGCACGTTGACCCGGAACACTACGGCTATGCGAACGGTGACCACACGACGTTGGCCACGTTCTGGAAGAAGCCGTGGATGCGTGGCGGTATGGGTAAGCGCCCCAACGAACTGTTCAACCTGCTCCACCATCACACGAAGTTGTTTGAGCCGGAAGAGGTCGAAGGGGAGGCGGACGAAGAAGCGAGGATGCTGGCTGAGTTCTATGGTGAAGAGGCTGCCCCTCAGACCACGACGCAGTTCAACCCTGTCGAAGCGCGGACTGGCGTCGCTGGGCTTCGCGGAAAGCAGGAAGACAGCCTGATGTTTTCTCGCACAGGCACCGGCATCATGGCACGACATGAAGATGAAGGGGCCTCGATGGTTCCCTTCATTGGGCCGTTTGGCCAGCGCGAGGCGCAACTGTTCCGCATGATGCAGGGTAAGAAGGTCGTCAACGTCCAAAACGTGGGCGACGTGACTGACGCGGGCTCGACCATGAACCCGCACAACGTGTCCGTGTCGTCGCGCATCAAGGGCTCAGGTGGCCAAAACGCGCACTATAACCGCCACGCGACCACGGTTGACGGTGCATACCACAACACGCTGGCGCGTGAATACCATGATGCCCGCGAATCTGGCGACGGTCGGGCGGCAACGCTGGCTCATAATCGAAGGACTGGGCAAGAGTCAGAACATTTGACTGGGCAGAACCCCTTCGGTGTTGCAGGCGGTGCCTACAACGAGGAGACGTTCGACAAGCATCACAGCCAGCATCATCACGCCATTGCGACCATGATGGGTTTTGCTCGTGCTCCCATGGACCCGCAGCAGCACGTCTTCCATTTGACCGATGACCGCGGTCGCCTTACGTCCAGTCTGGCGGACCACGACGCGCAGATGGAGGAGTTGCAGCATCGGGATGAGCCACCTGCCGCCGCAGACCTTGAGCGCGAACTGGCGGCACTGGACGCTGAGTTCGAGCAGCGCATGCGCGTCGCTCCTGAAGGTCGTCAGCAAGAGTTGGAAGAAGAATACGCTCGTCGCAAAGAACGATTGCACTCGACTCACGAGCGCCGCATGTACCGCTTTGGCGAGGCACCTCTGGACGATGACCCTGATGCCAGCGTGATGGTCAACTACGGCGTCAACTTCCCTGCGGGCTCCGCCCCCTCTGGCGAGTTGGAGCCACGCATCAGCGAGACTCAGCCTGCGACCGAAGAGCATGAGCGTTACTTCATGCTCGCTGAGCGTGTCGGAGCGCTGCAGAATGAGATGGCTCAGGCTCAGCGCGAAGGTGCGACGCGAAGTCAACTTCAGACTTACCGCGACCAGATGTCTGAACTCAACGAAGAGTTGGCTCGCCTCGAAACAGGTCTGTCTGAAGGTGGCTCTCGTATGTCTGGGGCACTGGGCGACTCGACGAAGAAGGTAGGCTTGAAGCGCAACACTCTTGCCGACCGGCTCCGTGCTGACGACCACGCCATCGGTCAAGCCGTGCGACACATCGTCGACCGCATGGACCCCGAAACGCGGGACCATATCCTCAACCCCAACTTGCCTCACGAAACGGTCGAGGCCAACATGCGCATGCTGGCTCGCATGGGCAACGAGTTCCTTCACGCTGCTCCTCATGGAACGCACGGCATCCACACCATGGGCACGACCGAGCATGAGGTGGGACAGAAGCGGCACGCTGACCTCGGTCATGAAATCAAGAGCCTTGGGCATGAGCATGGAGAGCCGTTCGAGTTCACCTCTTCTGAAATTGCAGAGCACCCTGAAAGTAAGCCGTACCAGTTGCCGGGAGACCGAAGCGAAAAGTCACTGGTCGACGATATGTGTGCACAACTCGGCATTGACCCCAAAAATCCAATTCACCGTCAGACGGCTTTCGATTACTTGACTGGCGTTATCACTCCTCTTCTCACGCGTGGAGAAGAAGCCCGCGTTTCAGAAATGAAGCATCACGCACAGCCATTGCTTGAGCGACTTGGCTTAGACCCCAACTCTCGACACAGTCAACAGGTCGCAATCGACTACCTTGCAGAGACTGCTCTTCCAAGAGCGATTGCAGGCCTGCCGCCTGCACCTGTGATGTCCGTGCGCCAGTTGATGGAGAAACTGCATCCTGACCGCGACATCGCTGCCGAGGCCGAGAAGATGAGGAAGCAGCGTGCTGCCATGGACGTGCAACTGGACGTCGGTCGCGTTCACCGCACCATCGGCTATCAGGCAGACGAGCGCAATCAGCAGTTGGGCATGCAGTTCACACAGGCGTATAACGCGGACTCACGGCGTAGTGAATCCGAACCTCTGACCAAGAAACCTGCTGGCGGCGGCAACCAGCGTGAGCGCAAGTATTGGAACACCAAGCAGCATCTCGACAGCCTCGTCACCTTCCTGCCCGAAGTCGAGGCGGCTTCGTCGGTCACGGAAACGAAGCGCGGTAGGGCACCCGTGCCGGTCGATGCGGTGGGTCCGCACGGGCACTCGGTCCACAGCCTGTACAACTCTTCGGGCTTGGCGCACGAATACGGCGACCTGTTCCATCCGAACTTCAATTTCCGCATCGGATTCGACGGTGAGGTCAGCATTATGCCGAGTGCGCAGGGCATCCCCATGCGCCTTGTCCAGCCCACGGAAACCATTTGGAATGCCGTCGCCCCTGCCGCATGGATGCACATGCTGAAGCATCCTGACCATGCTGGTGCCCGTGCAGCACTCAACACGCTTGAACGACAGGCTGCTCATACGAAGCCAACGTCAACTGGGCTCACGCGTCATCAGGGGAGCACGAACGTCGTGAAGTCTGAGTTGGGACTGGCCGACCTGACCAACCCGGACATTCTTCGCAAAGAGTTGGGTCCGAAGGTCCCCTTGCTTCAGCCAATGCACCGCATCTTCAAGTTGGAGGACTTGGAGCATCTGCGCGGTTTCACGGGTGACTGGATTGTCTCGCACATGCCGGAAGGCGAGCGAGGCTTTGTTGAGAAGGACGATGACGACGACATCACGTCGACGTTCTCGCTGTCCGACGAGGACAAAGAGAACTTCCAGAAAGTCACCGACCACGAGTACAAGGTGGATGTCGTCAAGTTGGAAGACAGTTACTACATTTTCGACGTGCTTGAGTTTGCCGGCAAGGAGGTCCACGACGTGCCTCTCAACGACCGCATCAAGATTCTACGTGGCGGCATGGAGGGCATCGACAACATTCACACGCCGAGCGCCAGCGATACGCGCTTGACTGACGACGAAGGTCTGAAGTTGGCCGTCGAGTCGTTGCAGAAGGACCACGAGAACATCTTGCTGCGCGACGCGAAGTCAGTCTACATGGCCGGTGAGATGCGCCATCCTAAGTGGGTCATGCTACGCCCCGGACAAGACGTAGTGCTTCGTGTGCTCGAACGACGGGGCGCAGGCCCCTACACGTATCGCCTTGGCACTGGCCCCATCACACAGGAGGAGGCCATTGGGGACCGCGCTGTCGAGGCCGGTGGCGACACATACATGGATGTGGGTGCTGCGTTCAACAGTTCTGAGAAGTTCAACGAAGGTGACCACGTTCGCGTCAACGTTGCCAACGTTAGTCGCGTTGAGAACTCAGTTGAGGACCCCGTGTTCACCATCATGGGCTCTGAGATTGAAGGCGAAGCCGAGGGCGAACCTCTGGTCAGCCGCGAAACACTGGGCCTGTTGGCGAAGTCAGTTGGACCGCAGTGGCTTTGCGAAGTCGAACGAGCCAGCACGGGCGTTCGTGTTGTTATGCCTCAGGGCGACGTGCTCTACAAGGCGACAGAGTCCGGCGGCATGTGGACGTTGCACAGCCCCTTGGCCGACAACCGCTACGTCATTCGTCTGTCGGAGAGTCAGCGCCCCTACTGGGGGCCAGTGGCAGGAGCACTCCTCAAAGCCAACCTCGAAATCAAGGAAGAGGTGCATGAATCCGAAGAAGAGGCCGAACCCCTCATTGAGCCCAAGAAGGTCAAGGGCACTTCGTGGTGGGACGACCGTCAAAAGGCCAAGGTGCTCGTCAAAGGTCTGGAACTCGTAGACCGTCTCTTCAAGAGCAGCATTGGTGCTGTGGGTGCTGCGAACGCGGGCGCGAAGGGTCTGGGCTTTGACTACGCAACACCCATTGAATCACCCATGGGTCCGACCAATCTTCACGACGAGAAGACTATGCCCGACTACGACAACCGAAAACGCCCCGGAGAGGACGAAGACATTGAGGAAGAATCGGAGGACTCCGAGGCTCCCAAGCGTATGAGCGTACCTACGGAAGCAGGTGTTTTGGACATCACAGAGGACAAGGCCGTCCTCCGTAGGTAGTTAAGTAGAATGACGACAGGTTGTGAGGACAATGGCCACCGCCGCGCTGAGGACCTCCGCCGTCAACCACGGCGGGAGCATCAGCATTCTCAAGGCGTCCGATGACCTCGTCATCGCTGGCTACGCGTCCGTCGAAATGGTGGACAAGCAGGGCGACCTCATCACGCGCAGTGCCCTCCGTGACGCTTTTGACGGCTTCATGAAGGCGGACGGATTCCGCAACGTGCAACTCGCTCACTCCAACATTCAGGTTGGACAGGTCATCCCTTCCTACGTGGACTCGGATGGCCGTGTCTGGAAGTCCGGTGTCGACGACGCCGGCATGTTCGTCGTCATTAAGTTGCGCGACGACATTGAGAAGGCGCGCGAAGTCGCGTCTGAGATTCGCAAGGGGGCTCTTCGTGGCTTCAGCATCGGGGGACAGGCGTTCAAGCGCATGCGCAAGAGCGACGCCAGTCACGGTGACTACACCGAAATCTCGAAGTTGGAACTGCACGAAGTGACCATTTGCGAAAAAGGCATCAATCCTGAGGCCACATTCCGAATACTGAAGGAGGACACCACAATGAACGAAGACAACGTACTGAACGACCTTTCCGGCGTGCTTGACCGGCTGAACGGGCGACTTGACGCCATGGAAAAGGGCGAAAATCCCTTTGCCGACATGAAGGACAAGAAAGACGACAAGCCCGAGTCCGATAAGGACGAAGGCAAGGAAATGGCTGAAGAAGACAAGAAGGAAGGCATGTATGCCAAGTCCAACGACTACTCCGACGTCATCACCAGCGAGTACCTCTCGTGGATGGAAAACACCCTGAAGTCTCAGGGCGTCGACACCATGGCGGCTCGCGCTCACTTCGACGGCATCTCCAAGGCCAACCTCGGCTCCACGCCAGAGGCCATCGGAGACGGTGCCGACTACTTCGCTGGTCAGGTCAAGGGACGCGCCCAAGAAGGCGGCTCCCCTTCCACCAACGCCATTGGCAAGTTGAACTCCGGCGGCAGCGGCGAAGTCTCCAAGGGCTACCTCGCTCCGGCTGACGTCAGCGCTTCTGACCTCGAAGCCGCCTACGCGGTCTACAAGGCTGCGGCCATCGAAGAGCAGTTCAAGGGCAACCTTGGCACCGTCTTCGCTGACCGCCTCGCCAAGGAAATGAACGCCGAAGCCGAGGCTCGCGCCGCGGCCTCCTTCGACGCTCGCACCCCACTCGCAAACATCGAGAAGGCGCTGACCGACCTCAGCGCTCGCATCGACAACATCGGCTCCACCGCTGCGGAAGCACCAACCTTCCGCAAGTCGGTCACTGCTGTCGAGGTCCCGTCCACTGAGGACCTCGCCAACATGGACTGGGACGAGGTTCACCGCCTCGCCGGGAGCGTTTTCGAGGCTTGAGCCTCGGACAAAGAGAACATCATGGAGGAATGAATCATGGCACGAAACTACATGCGAACAGTCAACGACATGGAGCGGTACTACTACGGGGCAGGGTCCTCGATGGGCTACTCCTACTCCGGCAGTGAATTGCTGAAGGCGGACGCTCCGCTCCTCAGCACCACGGCTGGTACTTACCAAGCCATCTACGGCCGCAAAGTCTGGAGCCAGTTGAACCAAGAGTTCAACGCCTTCTCCATCCTTCCCAAGAAGCCTTGGGACCGCAGCGGTTGGCGCGTCGTCACCGCCAAGCCTTCCAAGACGGTTGGCGGCGGCATCGCTGAGAACGGCACCCTGCCGGACACCACCAAGCCAACGTTCCAGAACGTGGCTGCGAAGCCCAAGACCGTGGCCCACTCCTTCGACATGTCGGAGACGGCCATCTTCCTCAACGACAAGGACGACGGTCTGGGCGACATCCGCTCGGTCCTCAAGGAGGAAATGGGCAAGCACCACGCAGAGCACATCAACGACATGCTCACCGAGGACGTCACCACGGTTGCGGGCAACGACATTGAGTCGCTCGACCGCATCACCACGGGCAACAACTCGATGGCTTCCACCGTCCACTACGACGCGGGCGACGAGGACATCTACTCCATCGACCGCAGCGCCAACACGTGGTCTTTTGCCGAGGACTCGGCCAACGCGTCGTCCACCAACCGGACGCTCAGCCTTGACCACCTCGACGAGACCTTCCGCCTCATCTGGGAGCGCGGTGGCAACCCCAAGGTCATGCTGACCGGGTACGACACCCTCATGCGCATCCAGCAACTCCTGCAAGCGCAGCAGCGCTTCATGGAAGAGAAGCGTGTGGTCCCCACCTACAACGGCGTCAAGGGTGTCCCCGGTATCGAAGCCGGGTTCATCGTGGCGACCTACAACGGTGTCCCCATCATCCCCACCAAGGAAATGGCCGGCGACGGCATCAGCCGCATCTACATGCTGGACACGGACTACCTTTACTTCAGCACCGCCAAGCCGACTCAGTACTTCGAGTCCGGCATTGAGACGGGCGACCCCTTCGCCATCAACCGGCTCGGTCAGGAAGGCCTGTACCGCACCATGGGCGAAGTCTGGACCACCTTCTTCGGTGGACAGGGGAGCATCCGCGACCTCAAGTGAGGGCGTGCTGAGAGAA